GACATCAGGTACTTTATTCTGAGGATGGTTCTTCAGATCGAACTGTCCTTCAAAGTCTTCTGGGCATACCAGCATCCCATAGCTATTCATTTGCATTACTCTATGTGGATATACAAACCCACATATGTCACACATAGCTAGAGCATTTTTATTACTAGCCACTATATATACCTTAGTCTAGGACGAAGATACATAGAAGCCCTTTCACGATCTTCCTCCATAGCTCTCATAAGAAGTTCTTCATAGTTTGCCTTCAACATCATGATCCTATTTTCAGGAACAAGAGGACGCTTCATTGCCATGTAATAGGCAAGACCGCAGGTCAAGCAAGGCAAAAATCTTTTAGGCAAGTCTGCATTTTGTATAGCAGATTTGTTCACGTCTTGAAGTTCAGATACAAGCTCTATCTTCAAAATGTCTGTAGAGTTATCGGGTAGGGGCCATAGAGACAGCACTGGGTTATCACGACCTCTACGAATAGAGTATTGATTAGGACGACCCTTCTGTGTCTTATTAGGTATAAGAAGATACTCTTCAGGAGTTATACGTTCAAGCTGTAAATCTGTATCATCTCTATTTATAACAACTTCTAGAGCATCTACAGTAGAAGAAGATAGAGAATAGTTAGCTACACTTGCAGATACAGTTACATTAGAAACAGAAGTACTCCAGAGAAGCACACCTCTGTTCTGCCAATCTTTAAGCATAAGGTTGATAGAGCGACGTGCAGAAGCAGGTTCATGACCAAGAGTATCTTCGCCCCCAATCATCTCCGTAGCTTCTTGTATAACCTCGTCTATATCAAGGTTAAAGTCATATGTACCTGAAACTGCCATTATGCTTTAGCCCTTTTTCTAGTTGTTTTCTTTTTAGCAAATGTTTTGACGTTAGTAGGTTTGCCACCAACACCTTGAGCTTTTGATCGCTTTCTTGCCACTGCGCTTTTTCTTTGTGAAGCAGTCATTTTATTAGCTGTGGCCCGTGGCACACACTTTGGATATTTTCTTTTGCTTGACTTTGTAGACGCACGTCCACAGGCTTGGAACTTGCCCTTAATTTTAGGCGCACCAATGTCCACCCAATCTCCTTTTGGGCCTTTTCCAAACCATTCTTTCAAGCTCATGCGTAAGTACCACCACGCTTCTTGTATGTCTTAACTAGCCAAGCATTGGCATAGGCGCTAGGATATACTTTAAACTTACGTTTAGCCTCTGCCTTTACTCTTGCATATAACGGTTTATTCTTTGGTGTAGGTGATTTACTTTTTGATTTTGACATTTGTACCTCTTGTTTTTCTTAGAGCCTCTTTACCTTTTTTAAATATAGAAGCTACTTGAGTTTTACCCATAACTTTGGCACGTTGTTCTCCTACAGTTAGTATCTGTATCTTACGGGCATAAGGTTTATTTATACGTTTAACCTTTGCTACTGTAGCCCTAGCATCTGCTGGAGTAGCAAACTTTATACCAACTGTATCTTTTGGATTTTCATCAGTATAAAGTCTGCGTCCAGAACCTTTAGGTTTTTTTCCTGTACCAACTTTAGGATCACGTTTTTTACGCATTACCTTGCACGGCCACCACGAGAGCGATATTTGGTCATCTTCATACCACCGCCACGCTGACGACGCACAGTACCACCTTTAGACTTGTACTTAGTCATTTTCATTCCACCACCACGTTGACGACGCACAGTACCACCTTTAGACTTGTACTTGGTCATCTTCATGCCGCCACCACGTTGGCGTCGAACAACACCGCCTTTAGACCTACTCTTCGTCCTCTTCATCTTCAATCTCCTCTGCATATAAGTTGTTAAAAGTAATATTAGGGTTCATATAAGTATTATCTATTTCTGCTGAGTGTATATATTGACTTGGTGCAAAGTCTGGCGCACCCTCACCTGTAACCCACAAAGCAGGGTTAGTTACTCTAACTCTATTATTAGGTAACGCCACAATGTTACCTGTAAATTCATCTGCATCTATAAGTTCTAATACATGTGATTGTTTATGCTGTGCAGGATCATCTGAAATATAGCTATCAGTATAATCTATGGTAAACATATAACGACCTGTGTAGAACTCTCCATTTATTTTACATATCCAAGGACTTGAAGATACTCTATCAAGAACAACTACAGCATGATTTCTGGAAGAACAGTCCCACGGTTGAGCAAAGTGTGTTGGCATTAGTTCCGGCCACTCATCTAACTCTGTGTCTGCAACCAAAGCGGCTATAGGCATTCTAGCCCACATTGCACCACCATGTATATTCTCTTCTTCATCACATCCAGTAAATACTACCTGAAAACTTAACGATCTATCTGGTATAGCATTTACTGCAAATGCTAATGCATGTAAATATTCTCCTTCATATTCTTCATGGTTACTAGTAAACTCTTTACGCACCCAACACTTAAAGTGTGGGATATTAGAAATTAAATAGGACATTTATTTGTTAGCATCTCCATCGTCTACGAGCTTGTCGGAGCCGACTGTTAGGGTTACGTGCAGCCTTTGGAAACTTTTTCATTTGTCCCGCCGATCTTGCACAATATGATTTACGTCTTGCGGCCCTTGCTTTAGTCCTTGGTTTACTTTCTGTTACGGCAGTCTTTAGTTTAGAACCGGGGTTCTGCTTGCGATATTTAGCTACACCCTTCTTAGTCATGCCAGCACCAGCCTTGGTGGGACGCTTCATGCCCCGACCAATAGTAATGCCTTTCATATTACTAGGCTTTCTTTTTCGCTTTACTGCCATATGTGTACCTAAATTTGTTTCTTATATATTTACATAGATCGTTGATATACTCTTGAAAGTCTTCGTAGTCATTCTTATCTGGTCTAGTTCCTGAAAAGTCAATAAGACTATAGTCATCGTATCCTTTTTCTACAGACTTATTATACCTTTCAAGAAACTCTTTAGTAACCATTAAATTAATTTACTAGAATATATAGCTTTTCCAAAACCTTTTTTAGCTTGCCCAACACCTCGCACAAATGGATTAATAACAGGTTTAGATTTTTTTATTGAAGGCGCTCCTTTTAAAGAAGCAAAATCATCATCAGGTGTTTTAGGTTTTGGAATTTTTTTAGACTTCATTAAGTCTTTTTTAATTGCCTTAACTTTTTTACCATAAGGTAATCGACCTAAAAGCGCCTCTTGTTTTAGTTTTCCATAAGTACGAGACATGATTAGTCTTCTACTTTAAAAGCTTTGCCTTGTTCGTAGTCTTCATCAACTACAACATCCTGTGGCGGTCCCTTAACTTGTGGTCCTTTACGTGCAGCGCCATAGCCCTGTCCAGTAGGACGACCTACGATCTCATCAAGATTATGAGGACGTTTAATTAGTGTATGCGGTCCCGGCATTTATTTTCTCCTTTTTACATTTCGTTTTTTTAATCGTTTGCTAGTTTTAGACTTACGTTTTCTAGAAGCTTTAGTAACTTGTTGTCTAACGCTAGACCGATTAATCATAGCTAGAATCTACAACCTGACCACCAGTCATTTTGTAGGTTATCTTGCCACCATATTTTTTTCTATTAGCACCTAGTATTTCAAAATCAGCACCACTAATCTTACCATCTTTATTAGCATCTAATTTTTTCTGACCACCAATTAATCCGCCTTCAGACATTTTATTAAGCTGTTCGTAATCAACTATCACACTTGCACCCGCATCACGTTGTTCTTGCATAGTAGGGCGTCGGGCTGGTTTTGCTTTTGGTCCGCTTATAGTTGGCACTTTAGAAGATGCAGGTTTTTTCTTAGGACGAGGAATTTTGTTTGCGGCACGACTAGCTCCACTAGCGAGACCGCTGCCGGTCAAATAACCACCTAATTCAGTAATAATATTATCATTCCTATTAGCCTTTTCTGAGCGTTGGTTAGCTCGTCGTGCTGCTGCATCTACATTCTTTTTAATAGTTGCTGTTCCAATACGACCTCTGGAAGAATGAGGTTTTGAACCTCCTCCTTTACGTTTATGTCTTTGTTTAACATCTGAGGTAGACGGATTTTTTACTTTTGACATTAACTTGCTCCTTGTATAACTGTGTTAGGTCCACCAGCAGGAGAACCAGCAACTGCCATGTCATCCGATCTGGTACGTCGTGCTTGATTTCTAAGTTGATCTATTGCTATCTGATACTGTTGTTGGAAGATAGGAAGAGTATTCCAATCTTTCATAAATATAGTTGCCTCCATCATGCATCCAGCAAAGAGAGCATCATAACAGTATTCACTAAAATAGTTTGTTGTTGTTACGCTAGTTCCCGTAGCAGAAGCAAGGGCAAGCGGCTGTGACTGTGATTCAACTTCTACTGTAATTACCGATACAGGTGTAGGCACAATACGAATAGAAGAATTGGTCCTTCGACTATAATACCGAGGCGTTCCAGTGGAAGCACTAACAGGCCAATAGTCACTTACATATTCATTTGTTCTTTGAAGAAGATTAGTCGTGCTTGTACCGCTGCTAACTACAAAGTTAACATTACGAACAATAAGAGTACGATCATTCAAAGAAACGGCACCAGCATTTCCAGCCGATACCGATATATTGGTATATTCGCTTAGACCTACATCATCTAAGTCTTTTACCAATCGAAACTCTGTTTTCTTTACAAAAGCAGATACCTGTGTAGAAAACTCCGTAGAGTCGTTCTCCGTTGTGTTAATCAGGTCTGTCTTTAAATAGTTAAAGTCAGGCATGACTAGCCAAGCATAGCAGTTAGAACTGAACCATCCGTAGGACCAGAAACACTGACCACACCAAATATAGCAACACCCATGTCACCAATATAGATATCAGATGCTTCGTTAGCTGCTACCTGAAACTTAATAGCCGTGCCTTCAGCAGTCTTATTTGTAATCTGCCGCTGACCTTTAATAGAAAAAGAACCAGCCGCAGATGCTACAGCAT